CTTCCCTGCGACGACCAAAATGTAGCATCCGGCCCGCGAACCGTGCAAGGGTATTTTTCGACTATTTTCGCCGATTCTCTACCGCGGCCCAGAGCAACGGGTTACAGGCGCCTGCGCCAGCCTCGAGCCGTTCCCGTCACGCCGTCCGGGTCCGTTGCCACGGCCAGAGCGCCCACGGCCCGCGCGAGCGCGGCGTGCGTCCTCGGGCTCGGGTGCGCGTCGTAGGCGTCCCGGGCGGCCCGCACGTTCGCGGCCGCCCGGTCCACGTTGCCGGTCCTCGCATCGGCCGCGGCCTGAAGCGCCGCGAACGGCGAGCGCCTGAGCTTCACGGCTTCGCCATCGGATGCTGGACGCCTTCCGGAAGCCACATGCGATCCTCGGGGCGGAACTTCCGGCAGGACACGCCGCGCTTCTTGTTCGCCTTCAGGTCGCGCAGCACGAGGTCGCCGGGCTTCGGGTCGCCCTCGCCGTAGGCGTTGTGATTCTCCGGCCGGATCGTATCGCCGGGCTTGAACACTTCGAGGACCGCGCGCTCCTTCATCGGGAGGAAGTGCGTGTAGTCCCCGCTGAAGCCGTCCGCTCCGGAGCGCCAGCCGGCGCCGAGCCAGCGGGCGAACACGGTCCCGAGCGGGTGCGGCAGGTTCTCGCCGGCCTCGGCCTCGCGCACGGCTTCCGCCTGAGCCGCGGTCGTGATCGGGTGCAGCACGAGCCACGCCGCGCGCGAGACCGGGTCGTGCTCCGCGTTGACGGCCGCGAGCGCCGCCTCGAGCGCCGCGGCGTGCTCCGCCCTGACGCGCTTCTCCGCCGCGCGCTTCGCCGCGTTCGCTTCGTCGTACACCTTCTGCGCCGCCGCTTCCTGCTCCCTGAGTTCCTCGAGCTTCGTCATCGCCGTTCTCCTCTTCGTGAAGGTGAGGGCCCCGGGCAGATCCCGGGGCCCGCGCTGCTACCGCTTCCGCGGCTTGCCGGTCTTCGTGAGCGTGGCCTGATACTCGAGCGCCTCGGCCAGCGTGGCCTCGAGCGCCGCGGCGCCCTGCCGCACGCGGTACATGGTGGCGGGGTCCGAGGTCGAGGCCGAGTAGCCGGCCCCGGGCTCGAACACGATCCGGATTTGCGTCGGCGTGACCCATTCGCCCGCGGCGTCTTTGTACCGGGCCGAGCCGGTCGCGTCCTCGAGCGCCGCCACCTTGCACCACTTCGACGGGCTCGAGACCGAGCCGCAGGAGAAGCCGCGCATCAGGACCGTGTCGCCGGGAACGAGTTCGCTTGCCGGCTTGCTCCTCAGGTCGGTGAGCTTCGCGGCCGCCGCGGCGCCGCGCTTCGTGTAGGTCCGCCCGGAGCCGCCGCACTTGAAGCAGGTCGACCCGTACATCTGGCAGTAGGAGTGCTTGCCCGAGCCCGCGCACCGCGAGCAGGTTTCGATCTCGAGGCCCGAGGGCTTCGGCGTGTTCGCCGGCGCCGCGCTCACGACCGGCCGCCCAAGAACTGCACGGCGTTGATGAGCCGCTCGACGTTCTTCGCGCGCTTCCGGAGTTCCTGAACCGCGAACTCGTGCGCGTCGCGCTCCGCGTACTCGCCGAAGAAGGTCTCGAAGGCGTCAAGCTCGAGGCCGCCCTTCGTCTGAAGCAGGAGCGAGTGAAGCGTGGTCTCGTACACGACCTCGCGCCCCTCGGTGAACTCGCTGAACTCCCGAAGCTCCACCACCCAAACCTTCGCCGCGTTTCTCATCTTCGTTTCCTCCGTGTTCGCCGCCGGGCCCTTCCCTGCGACGACTTCAAGGTAGCACCGGGGCGCCTCCCCGGTCAAGGGTATTTTTCGGCAGTTCTAGTGCCGGCCCTTCTTCCAGAATGGCGGGGGCGAGCCGGGCCGGTTCTCGAGCCACTCGCGCGCGATCTCGGTCCCGCGCTCCTGCCAGACCTTGAGGCACTTCCGGGCGCCGCATAGTAAGCGCGGGATCCCGGAGAGCCGGCGGCCGATTACGATCCCGGACTTGTGCGACACCGCCTCGCCGCATACCTCGCAGAGCGTCGCCCGCTTGCTCCCTCTCTTCATCGCCGTTCTCCTCGTTTCGGCCCGGGCCCTTCCCGAGCACGAGAACAATCTAGCATCCGGGCCGACCCGGTGCAAGTGTTATTTTCGGCGCTTCTAGAGCGGGTGAAAATAACCCTTGCGCCCCGGGGCCGAGGATGCTATCCTTCTTTTGTCAGCGGGAAGGGCCCGCGGGCGAAACCCCCAGAAGAAGGAGCGGCGAACATGAACAAGCTCACGCGGAAGACGGCGCAGGCGATCAAGCTCTACGGCGAGCAGGTTTGCCGCGAGGCGTACCTTCGGAACACGAAGCACGGCGAAGGCGCCTCCACGATCTCGCTCACCATGAGCGGCGTTTCCACCACGCGGCAGGCCGACGCGGCGATCAACGCCGGCGCTGAGATCTTCAGCGCCGAGCGGATCGAAGCGGCTCACGCCGAAGCGCGCGCGGCCTACGCGGCGAACAAGTGCCCGAAGTGCGGGCGCGCGGTCCGCGTGAACCTGAGCCTCGCCGGCTGGATCCAGTGTTCGCAGTTCGGCGCGCCGCAGTTCCGCGCGGACGCGAACTCGGCTCCGTGCGACTGGCAGGGCTTCACCGAGTAGCAGCGCCGGGGCCCGGGAAGCGCCCGGGCCCCGCACTCTCACCGAGAAGGAGAATGGCGATGGCGAAGGTGCTCAAGCTCAAGGTCGGCGGATACGTTCGCGGGCCGATGATCTCGAAGTGCAACACGACCGCCCGGCTTCAGTTCGGGCTGCACTACCGCGACGGCCGCGCGCGCGGTTCGGCGTCCGGGCCGATCTGGGGAACGGCCGAGGAGTTCCGCGCCTACGCGGCGTGGCTCCTCGACGTGGCGGCCACGCTCGAGTCGCTTGACCTGAAGAGCGGCGCGGAGTGTGCGAAGTGACGCCGCTCGCGAAGAGGCTCGAGCGCGTGGTCGACCTGCGCGGCAGGAAGTACGTCGTCGCCCTCGAGCCCGGAGGCGTGATCACGTTCCGCCGGCTCCGCAGTCCGCGGCGCCTCGCGCTCTCGCTCCCGCTCGGGAAGGTGCTCACGCGCGCGGAGCTTGCCGCGGGCGAGCGCGTGATCGCGGAGCGCGCCGCGGCTCGAGCGGCGAAGAAGGCGGCCCGCCAGTGACCCGCGCTCAGGCTCTCGAGGAGGCGCGGCTCCGTTGGGGTCGCGCGTTCGGTCGCGTGGAGGTCCACCACGCCGGCGGGAACGACGGCGCGCGCGCGTATCAGGTCGGGGAATGGGGAGCGAAGGGCTTCGAGATCCACGGCGAGGGTTCGTCTTGGGAGGCGGCTTTCGCGGCCGCGGACGGGAGGGCCCGGTGACCGCGACCTCGACCCGGCAAGGGCTCTGGTTCGAGCCGCGGCCGGCGGCCGGCGCGAAGCGGAAGCCGGCGCGGCCGCGGGACTCGCAGCGCTCGAGGCTCTACGCCGCCGAAGCCGGGCTCGTCATGTTCCGGCAGGAGTTCGAGACGCTCGAGGCCTGCCAAGCGTACCTGCTGGCCGTGCTCTGCTCGCGGAAGTTTCAAGGCCGGTGGGGCCGGCGGTCCGCGGCCATCGTGGCGAAGCACCGCGGCGCCGCGTGCGTGCCGAACGGCTCGAGCATCATCCGGCTTCCGCGTTGGGCTTGGCGGTCCGACGTGATCCTGCACGAACTCGCGCACGTTCTCACGCCTAAGGACGCCGGGCACGGGCGCGAGTACGCGGCCTGCTACCTGAAGCTGGTCGCAATGTTCCTCGGGCCGTCCGCCGAGAAGAACCTCCGCGAAGGCTACCGGCGCGAGAAGGTCCGGTGGTGCAAGCGCCGGAAGGTGAGCCCGGAGCAGCGCGCCGCGATGGCCGCCCGGTTCCTCGAGCTTCGGGCCCGAGGGTTCGCCGCCAAGCCCGGGGCCTGACGCCGGGCCCCGTCGTAGGCCTCGCGGGGCCCGGTGGCCGCCACGCCGATGCTAGGAACGCAGGCGGCCTTCTGGCGAGGGCCCGCGGTAGAGGCCGGGAAGCCCCGGGAGCAAGCTCCCGGGGCCCCGTCGTTCCCGTCCCGCCCCTCGCGCGAGCCGGGCCGCTTGTGCCTCGAGCCGTCAGCGCCCGGCGGCCGTCCAGATCGTCCAGCCGGCCTTCGCCCACTGGCGCGTGTTCTTCGCCGTGGATTGCATCCCGGAGGCGAGCCAGACCGGCACGAGCGCCGAGACGATAGGGCTCGCCCAGACGGCCGCGGCCGAGGCCACGAAGCCGGCCGGCGCGATGTAGCCGGCGACGAAGAACGCCGGCGAGGCGTCCGGCACGAGCGCCGGGAAGAGCGCCGCGAGCAGGCTCACGAGCGCCGAGCACGTCGCCAGCACGACCGGGATGGCACGGTTGAAGAACGGCTCCCACTTCTTCAGGAGCACGCCGCCGAAGATGAGTAGGAGCGGCTTCAGTATCGGGTCGTTCACGAGCGCGAGCAGCGAGCGGAAGTCCATCATTCCTCCAACGACCGGGGCGAGATCCTGCGCTTGCGGCGAAGCTCGGTCAGCGCCTCCCGCTTCTCCTGACTGCCCGCCGGCTCCACGATTGCAGAGACGGCGAGTTCGACAATGGCCATCGTTCTCTCGAAGCGAAGCGAGTCGAGTCGCTGCTCGGTGCGCCGGTCCCGCTTCAGTTCCTCCACCTGAACCCGCGTCGCGGTCTGCTCGTCCCTGAGCGTGCGCGTTGCGCGCTCCACCGCGCGCGAGGAGAGCATGCCGAAGAGCGCGACCAGAGTGCAGGCCGAAACGACGGTCGCCGTGTAGAGGTTCATCCGGCGCGCGAACGTGTCGAAGCGGCTCTCGCGCGGCGCGGGCCCAAGCGTGGTGCTCATGCGAGCCTCCGGCGAAGTGCGTCCAGATCGAAGAGCTTGCCCGGGCAGGTTTTGTAGTGCGCGTAGTCCCGATGCCCGACGATGCTCGAGGCCGGGAGCCGGTACCGGTGCATCCACGGCCGCAGGATCCGCGAGCAGAGCCGGGCGAGTAGCGCCTCGCTCGGCGCCTCGAGGTCGAAGTTCCCCACGACGCAAACGTGCAGCGCGAGGCGGTTCATCTCGCCTTCCTTACACGCCGCGGCCGTCCAGTCCTCGCGCCGGCCGATCAGCGCTTGGAACGCCTCCGGGCTTTGCGGGTCCGCCTCCACGCGCTCGAGCCCGGCGTGGTACCCAATGTCCGCCCACTTCTGCGTCTCGCGGTGGTAGCGCTCAATCGCCGCCCACGAAACCGTCGCGCCGTCCGCCGTGAGCGAGTGGTGAACCATGATGAAGTGCGGGTCGTTCGCCGGCATCGGTGCCTCCTAGACGGTCAGGACGGCCGCGCGAACGGCGAGCGCGAACGGGTCGGAGATAACTTTCTTCCCGTCGCCCGTGCGCGTGTACTCGATCTCGCAGCGGTAGATCTCCTTCCGCTTCCCGGCCGTCAGCGTCAGGGCCGTTCCCACGGGAGCGAACTCGCTCAGGCCCGAGAGCGGCGTCGTCACCGTGCCGGCGACGTCTATCTTGTTCGCCGGGTTGTCCTGCGATCGCCCCTGAAGGCGAACCGTGTAGCCGGTCAGATCGTAGGCCGTGCCGTCAATCTTCAGCGCTTGGTACTCGAACGAGCGAAGCGAGTCGGTCGAGACCCACTCGCCGAAGAGCAGCACCGGAACGGGAGCGTTCGCCATCAGTCCTCCGTCACGCGCACGACGCCGACTGCGCGGACCTTGTTCACCACGCCGGCGACCGTCCGCTTCGAGGAGAGCATACCGCCCCCGCGGAGTTTGTTCACGGATCCTGCGCCGGAGATCTTCGAGCCGACTTCGCCCGAGGCGCGGATCCGGTTCACGACGCCGGCGCCGCGGATCTTCGGCGTGGCGGTCGGTGGAGGCGTTCCCCAGACCTCGGCCCACACTTCCGAGACCTGAACGTTCGTGATTTCGCCGGTGCCGCTGCTGTCAATGAAGAACGAGCCGCGCATCTGCAAGCCGTTCACGTCGGCGAGCGACCACGGTAGTCCGCTCGGGTTCGTCGTGATGTTCGGGTCGCTCGCGATCGCGCCGTCAATCTGCGAGTAGACGCCCACGCCGCCGAGCGGGAACACTGTGTCGGAGGAGATGAAGGTGCCGGCGTTGACGCGCCACTGTATCCACGCCTGCGGGTCCGCGGGCCCGGGCCCCAAGAAATACCACGACACGCGCGCGAAGAAGCGCAGGAACTCAATCGCGATGTACGGCGCGGTGAAGTCCTCGAGGAGAACGGCGATGATCGGGCAGCGGAGCGTGCCGTCGGAAAGCCCGGCGCGCTCCGCGTAGGTCGCGTCGATCTGATCGCCGAGGTCTCCCGGCGGCCGCAGGGTTTGGAGCAGGACCGCCACGGCTTACCGGAGAAGCTGAGTCAGGTCCGGGACGCGCGTCAGGTTGTGCGGGAAACACACGCGCGCGAGGACCTCGAGATTGTCAATCGAGGTCGCAGGCGTGATGTTGTAGCGCGCGAAGCCGAACGAGATCACTTCCGGGCTCGAGGCGTTCGACGTTGCAAGCGTCATGATCTCGCCGCCAACGTCGAGCCGTGCCGTGATAGCCGTCCCGCGCGTCGAGTAGCCCGGCGTCGCCGGGTTCTTCCAGACGGCGGCGGTAGGCGGGATAGGGTCCTCAATGATCTCGATTGTTGCCGCGCTGAGTTGCTTCGCGTCCACGCTCGGCGACCGGAACACGAAGGCGACCCAATGCGCGCCGAGAATGCGAACTGGCGTGCCGAACTCCTGCCCGCCAAGTGCCGCCGCCGGCCGGATGATTCCTTCTACGATTCGCATCTTGCCTCCCCTCCGCGCTCAGGCGCGCACGCAGACGACTTCGGTTTCCCACTTGTTCGGCCTGACGTGCGTCCGGCCGTCCACGACCCAGAACTTCTTGCCAGCCCACGAGCCATCGGAGCCGGCCTCAGTGTAGCGCACGAGCGAATCGAAGCGGCTCGAGAACTCAATGACTTGGTAAAGCTCGAGGTCCGGCACGAGCAGCGAGCGGAACGAGACCACCGCGCGCGGCTCCGCGCCGAGGTCGATGTACCGGTTCCGGACCTCGCGCGCCGTGTCCGTGTCGAGGATCGTTTTCGCCTGCAGCGTCATTTCGCGCCGGGCCCCGTACTTCGCCGCCACGCCGGCCAGCGTGCGCTCGCGCGTGCCCTTCGGGCAGTCCGCGACCGCGCTCGTGGAGTTCGCCGTCGGCGGCTCGGTGTCGCGCGTGCCGTCGAAGCCGAGCAGCGGCCAGCAACCGCGAGGCGTTGCGGCGTTGAGCCCGTTCGCCCCGGTCTCAATGTCGAGGAAGAGGTTCGCCGTCATGTCGCACACGACGAAGCGCTCCTCCTCGACCTCGTGCTCGCTCACCGCCGGGCACGCGATGTTCGCGAGGCCGAGCAGGCCGAGCGCGCCCTTGATCGAAGTCGCGAAGCTCGCGCCCGGGCCGAGGATCGTCTTGTTCGCGACGGTCCGGTCAATCGTGAACTTCTTCGTCGTCCTCGAGTAGACGACGGTCCAGTTCGTAGAAACGGCGTTCATGGCCGCGGCCACCGCCACGGCGAGCGCCTCCATGCTGGCGTAGTCCGCCTGCGCGATGATGGCCGTCTTGTTCGCGCCGTCGTTGAAGTCCAGCCGGTCGTTGTACCCGGTCTCCACGCGCGGCCCGTAGTGGACGATGCAGTCCTCAGGCGTTGCGTTCATCTGCGCCGCGATATGCTTCGCAAAGCTCCACGGGTCGTAGTCGCCGGCCGTGAGCGTGGCCGTGTAGGCCGTGGGCCCCGGGACATGCCAGTCGAGTTTATCGTTCTCGCCCGTAACCACCGTCAGGTGCTGGTCGCGCAGTCCGAGCCACGAGTACCCGGCGCTCGAGAAGCCCGGCGTCGCCGAGCAATCGCCGGCGAACTTCGCGCGGAAGGCGTCCCAGAGGTAGGCGATGCGAACGTTCGAGAGCAGCTTCGAGCCGGCCATCGACTCCACGCGCAGAAGCTCGGGGCCGAGGACGTGCTCGGGTTCGATCTTCAGGCTGTAGTTCACGGACGGCGAGCGCTCGAAGGGAACCCACTTGAGCTTGTCCGAGAAGCGGGAGATGAACACGCCCGAGCAGGACTCGCGCGCGAGCTTCTCGAGCGCGTCCGAGACCGGCTGCGAGGAGTCCACGGCGAGCAGGTGCGTCATGTCCCGGCCGTTCCACGTCTTCAGCTTCGCGCGCGCGTCCGCGAACGAGCCGTGGACGCCGACGCCGGTCTCGATCTGCCCGGCGCTCTGCGCTCCGTAGGTTCGCAGGAGGTAGTGGGCAATGTCCGGGGCCCGTTCGATCAGCGCGGCCGCGGCGCCCGTGTACGTTCCGCCGCCATCGTCCGCGGGCCCGTTGCCGTTCGCGTAGAAGTCGCCCTCGAGTTCGGTAATCGCGGTCTCGATGAGGATCTGCCGGTCCGCGCCAACGCCGCGAACCTCCACGCCTGAGGGCGGCCCGAGGAAGGACGGCGCGCCGAAGCCGACCCACTCCTTCCCGTACCGGATGAACTTCTGCTCGGGCCGGTACTTCACGAGCAGGTTCAGCGTCCGAACGTAGAACTTGACGCCGTTGTTTCCCGCGTTCGCCGGGACTTGGAACACGACCGCGAGCGTGTTCTTCGAGAACTGCCAGTCGCTCGTGTAGAGGCCGCCCGCCGGCGTGACCTGATTCGACTCGAACTTCGTACTGTTGATGGCCGGCGTGTAAAGCTGATTGCCGACGCCGGTCCGCTCGAACTGGATCCGAATGTCCCCGATGCTGGCAAAGGACGTGTAGGAGCAGACGACCCAGACCTCGAGAAGCTGCCCGAGCGGCGTCACGTCCGGGAGCAGGCCGCGCAGGTAGTAGTAGCCGCCGGTCTTTTCGATCTTGGAGAAGCGAACCTCGTCCGCCGGGTCGAGGATGCTCCGCGGGTTGTCCGCCGTGTTCGCGATGGCCGCGACCTCGGTGCAGAAGATGGGAACCCAATGCGTGCCGGCCTCGTCCGGGATCGTCATTCCCGAGCCGGTCGCGGCGTTGAAAATGTCGCCGCCGGCAGGGTTCACCACGGCCGGAGCGTCACCGCCTGAGCCCGGGCGCGCGAAGAAGTTCGTCCCGGCCGTGCCGGCGCCGAGGCTCGCCATCGCGTGCGAGGCGAAGAGGACGCGCGCCTTCGCGCCGGCCGCCCCGCCTCGGCCGGTGTCCACGAGGACGCCCTTCAGCGTCGGGATCGCGCCGCCGCCGTGGTCGAAGAGGTTGCGGTCGGTCCCGAGCCCGCGCGCGTAGACGCCGCGGAGTCCCTGCCCGGCGCCCCGGCCGATCAGGATCGGGATCGGCGCGCCGATGTTCTTCTGCGGAATGCGTGGATACTTGGACGCGCTGGCGAACTCGGGAACGATGAGCGCGTTCCAGTCGTTGCGTTGCAGGCAATCGACCTCGATGCGCCCGAGCGTGGCCCGGAAGCCCTCGATCCGGCCGGCGAAAACCTGCGCGCGGTTCGCCCACGTCAGGCCTCCGCCGAGGATCCACGCCGTCACGCGCGCGCCCTGCCACCGGTACTGCGCGAAGAGCTTCCCGGCCGTTTCGCCGGCAAGCTGCCCGGCAAGCTGGACGTCGAGCACCGAGAAGGAGAACGAGCCCTGCGGCATCGTGGATTGCAGGAAGGCTCCCGGCCACTCAATCGGGCCCGCGTCCTCGAGTGCCGGGTCGAAGTGAACGCCGCCGGCCGGGTCCGGGCTCAGGCTCGCGTAGGCAATCCGCACCGTGCGCGCGCCCGGGTCCGTGAGGTCGATCTGGACGGCGAGCGTGGCCTCGAGCCGCTGGCTCCGCCAGAGGTCCAGCGCGGCGGTCGGGAACGGGCTCGCCACTAGGGCAGGCTCCGAAAGTGCGGCGCGCTCGCGCTAATCCCGGTGAACATCGGCGACCACGTCAGCGCGTCCTCGACCCACTCGCACTCGAACGGCAGGTCGCGGTGGTCGATCAGGATCACCGGCCGGTCCTGCCCGAACGAGGTCTCGAGCTTTAGGTAGTCCGCGTCGTTCAGCGGCGAGAACTGCGGCGTGAACTCGTACACGTCGTAGCCGGTCCGCAGGAAGTAGACCGCGCGGCCCTCGGCGCCCATGCGCGCGCGCGTCTTCGTGCGCTTGCGGTCGCTCCCGGCGTTGCCGAACGTTCCCATGTCGGCGTCGATGGCGCCGAGCCAGAGCCCGCCGAGCCCGAACGGGAGCGGAGTGAACGCGGCGTCCTGTGACGGGTCCAAGCGGATCCGCCAGTAGCGCGCGGAGATCGGCCCGATCTCGATGAACTTGTCGCGCGCGCCCACGAGCGACCAGAAGCCCAAGTTGACCCACGAGGCAATCGGGGCGGCCCCCGTGTAGGTTGTCGAGTAGTCGATCCAGACCACCGCCGCCGGGTTCGGGCCCACGGCCCCGACCTGCGTGCCGTCTTCGTGCGCGAGCATGAGGAAGGCCGCGACGTTCTTCGCCGCGCCGAGGTCGAACTCGAACATAACCTGAGCGGGAGGCGCGGCCGAGGTCTTCCAGCCGTTGTAGCGCTTCCCGTTCCGAATGTTCTCCATCGGATAGCCGGCCGCCTCCTCGAGCGCGCGGTCCGGCGTGAAGGTGCCCGAGTCCGTGCCGGCGCCGCCGGCCGTGGCCGCCGAGGTCAGGGTCATGCTCAGGCCGTCCGGCGCGAGGTTCGTCACGCGCATGTTCGCCGGGAACCGGGTCGCGAGGTTCCCGCTCACGAGCGACTGCCGCTTCACGCCGTCGGCGATGAAAGAGCCCGTCGCGCGCGTGACCGTGTTCGAGCCGTTCGTCCACTGGCAGATCACGCCGAGGACGACCGCGGGCCCGTTCAGGAGCGTCGCGGCCGTGGCCTCGATGAAGTTCGTTCGCAGGAGTCGAATCGAGCCGGCCATCTGCTACCACCTTCTCCGAGCGGACGCGCGCCCGTCGTGGATCCGGAAGGCGCCGCCGCTCGAGCGGTAAGAGTCATCGAGGCTCTGCGAGTCCAGCGCCGAGACGAAGACGTTCGTCACGGGCCCCACGCCGGCGAGCGCCGCGGCGCCGCCACCGCCGGCCACGGCGAAGCCGCCGTGAACGTACCGCGTCCCGGCATCAATCGCCGCCCCGGGCGCCCCGCCCAGAGCGAACCCGGCGAGCTTGAGGAAGAGCTTGAACACGGCCGCCGCGGCCAGCCGGGCAAGCTCGGCGAGCAGCGTATCCACGAGGCCCCGGAAGATCTGCGACATGGCGCCGCGGAACGTCTGGCCTTGCGTGAGGAGGCCCTGAAAGACCGAGGTGAGCGAGTCCTGAAGCGAGGCCCAGACGGCGTTCAGCGTTTCGCCGAGGATGTTCGAGGCGTCGAGCACGCCGTCGACCATGTCCTGAAAGTCCTCGAGCACGAGGAAGCTCTCGCCGAGTTCGCCGAAGCGCAGCGCCACGACCTCGACGGCCTTGCCGACCTCGAGGAGTTCCTTCTTCGACTCGCGCAGGCGCGCGGCGCCGTCCGTGCTCAAGATCTGGTCGAGCACCGAATCGTGGACGGTTCGCGGCGTGGGCTCCGTGAGGACGTTCTTCGGGCCCGTCACGCCGCCCTTCGGCCCGCCCGTGGCCGGGTCGATGTTGCCCTCAAAGCCGGTCTTCTCGCCGCCCTGAGAGGCGTTCGCGAGGATGCCCAGAGCGCGCACGAAGGCGAGGAACTCTTGGAGCCGCTTCCCGCCCGGAATCTTCGCAACGAAGGTGGCGATGCTCGAGCCGGCGGCGTCGACCTTGCTCGGGATTTCGATCACCGCGCGCAGGAGCCCGTTCAGGCCTTCCACGAGGTTCGTCACCGCCGGCACCGCGAGCAGCGTCACCTGCACCTTCAGGGCCTCGACGCGGTTCTTCATCTCGTCAATGGCCGTGTCGGCGTTCTTCAGCGCCGCCAGCGTCGGCCCGCCGAGCACCTTCCCCATTGCCTCGGCCTCGCGCTGCTGCTGGCGCAGGGCCTCGGAACCCTGATTCAAGACCGGGATGAGGTCCGAGCCCGCGCGCCCGAGCAGCGCCACGGCGAGCGCGGTCTTCTCCGCGCCGTCCTCGGAGCCGGCGAACAGATCGGAAAGCTGCTCGAAGGCCGTCCCGACGTTCTTCGTCGTGATCCCGAACCGCGCCAGTTCCGGGTTGCCGTCGGCGATGCTCCGCGCGAGGAAGCGCAGGCCCGTGTTCAGCGTGCCGGCCTCGACGCCGGCGTTCTTGAACGCGAACTGGAGGCCCTGAAGCTGCTCCACCGAGACGCCGGACTTCTGCGCGAGGTTGCCGAGTTGCTCGGTGGCGCTCGCAAGCTGGTCGACCGCGTCGATGGCGATCTTCGCGCCAGCGGCCACGGCCGCGATGCTGACGCCGAAGGCCGCGAGCACGGCGCCCACCGGGCCCATCGCGGCCGCCGCCCGGCCGAGGCCCTCGAAGCGCGCGGTGGTGGAGGCAAGCTGCGGCGAAAGCTGCCCGATCACGTCCTGCGTCTTCGTGACCTCGGTTCGAGCCGCGCGCAGTTTCGCGCTCGCCTCATCGCGGGCCTTGAGGACGATCTCGAGGACGTTCGTCGCCACGTTCGCTCCCTACTTCGAGGACTCCTGCTCGAACCATTTCGCGCATCGGTGGACGGTCACGGTAAAGGCCCGGGCCTGCGCCCGAGTCAGTTCGTCGTCCCGCCGAGGGTGCTCCACGATCCGGAAGCCGGCGAACTTCCACGGCGGTTCACCTTCGAGTCTTGCGGCCTGCTCGAGTTCCCACGCGGCCTGCGCCCCTTCCTTCTTTCCGGACGCCAGCCACGCTTTTGATCTTTTCCGCGGCTCCCCCCTCGAAGCCGCTCCACTTCAGGACGAACCGAAAGAGCGTGGTCCGGTTCACGATGGAGAGCCATTCCCACGGCAGGCGGTCCGGCTCCGGCGGATCCGTGAATGTCAGCGCCGGCTCGAGGACCGCGCGCCCGCAGACCTCCCGCATCACCGGCTCGGCCAGTCCCATGTCGTGCTCGAGCGCGTCGAGGTTCTCGAGCGTGTAGTCCGTGCCCTTGCGATCCATCACGCCCGGGATCTCTCCCGGGAGCCGCTTCATTGCGACCACCACTTCCGAGAACGCCAGCGCCCGCACCTTGAGCGTGAGCACCTTCCCGGCCGGGCTCGGCTCGGGCAGGTCGTACAGGGTAACGGGGTCGAAGTCCGAAAGCCGCGAGGGTGCTTTCGTCGTCATGTTCGCTTCCTCCTAGCCTGCGGTGATGGTCGCGGAATCCACGATGATCGTGGTCGTGATATCGGAGTCCGTGCCGTTGTAGAGGGCCCGCCACTTCGCGGTCTCCTCGAGAATGTCGAAGCGGTCCGTGTTGCCCTCGTGCGGCTCGATCTGCTGCGCGACCGGGAACTGGAAGCGCCACGAGCGCTTGCCCGAGGCGCCGACGGTCGCGGGCCCCTCGAACTTCATCTCGATCACGCCCAGAGCGCCGGCGAGGTTCGGGTCCGTCCACGACTTCGTGCGCAGGGCCTTCGTCTGCCACTCCTTCACGAAAGTCATGATCGACTCGGGCGGAGAGCCGAGCAGCGGCGTGAGGAGGAACTGCGAGGTGCCGAAGGCGTAGCGGTTCGGGACGATCTCGCGCGTAAGCTCGAGCGACCACTCGCGCACGATGAGGTCCGCCGCCGCGTCCGCGGAGCCGTCGAGAATCGTCAGCGCGTGGTGGAAATACATCGGGTGCTGAGCCACGAGCGCGAGCGCGGCCGGCGCCACGAGGTCCGTCATGTTGCGCGCGATGCCGGAGACCACCATCCGGATCATCGACTCTTCACTCGTGCCCACCTTGCCCGAGAGCGTGAGCTTGGTCGGCACGAAGCCGTCGACCTGAAGCGCCGTGGTCACGCCGGCGACGTTGCCCTCGAGAAGCTCGAGCGTCGCGAAGGCCACGCCCGTCGCGCCATGCTTGAAGACGTGCGTGTACAGGCCGTTGCCGTCCGGGCCCGTCACCGACGGGATGCCCGGCCCGGTGCCGTGGATCATGTTGAAGAACTTCAGGAAGCCGAGGTAGTTACAGTCCATCTCGAGTTCGCACTCGAAGAACTTGCCGCCCTCGAAGACCGTCCGGATGAACGGCTGCCCCCAGAGCGAAGTGTCCGGGAACTTGGTCGGCCCCTTCTTCGGCTTGAAGGAGCGGAATGGAAAGCGGAACCCGGTCGCAGCGACCGGCGTTCCCCACGTCACCTGATTTCCGACTTGGACGAAGCCGCCGTGACCTTTGCCCGGGGTTCCCATCGTGCGTGCGCTCCTCTCGTGCTACGGGTTCTCGTGATTCCACTTGTAGGCGAGCTTCCAAGTGCTCCGGCCGACTGCGGCCCCGAGCCTCTCGCTCGCTTCGGCGTCGAAAGTATAGTCCACGAAGTCCATGCCAGACGTTGCGAGGCCCTCGAGCGCGGCCTCCGCGGACGTGAGGCACTTCGCGAGGTCGGCCGCGAGCCGGTGCAGTTCCCCGTCCGGGTCCGCCGCGTCCGCGGTGGCGAGGAAGAACACGAACTCGGCCTCCGCGTCGTGCAGGCCCACGGCCATCTTGGACTTCTCGCGCACGCGCGGAGAATGAACGAAGATCGCCGGGAGCCCGGCGTGGACGCTCGAGGCCCTCGAGAGCAGGCCCACGGTCTGCGGCTTCGTGAGCCACGCCGAGAGGCCGCCTTCGCCGATCTTCTCAAGCTCGCGGACGATTGCCGTCCTGAGCTTGTTCACCATCGCTTCTTCGCGCTGAGCCACCGGGCCTCCTAGCTTCCGCCGCGGACGACGGCCGCCACCGACCGGCCCATGAGTTCGAGGTAGCGCGGGCGCATCTGCTCGAGCGTGACGGCGAACAGCCGCTTCTCCGGCATCTTCACTTCGGTCTTCAGGAGGTACCAGAGCACGAGCCGGCCGTTGACGCTCTTCGCGATGAAGAGGTTCCGCGTCCTCGCCTTGCCGCTCTCGCGCTGGCGCTTCGTGGGATAGAGGAAGAAGCCCGGCACGCCGCGGACCGAGCGCCCGACGTTGCGGTCCTGCCCGCCCCCGGTGAGCGCCGCGGCCAGCGGGATCCGGAGGTACTGCGAGGAGGTCGGCCGCACCGTGGCGCCTTCCTCGAGCGCCTTCACATGCGCGCCGGGATGGCCCACGGCGCCGAAGCTCTCGTTCCCGAGGCGCCAGACCCGGCCCGGGCTCAGGGCCGCCCGGGTCTGCCCGGTGCGCGCCGCGAGCGTGTGCCCGGGCGGAGAGCGGAAGCCGAAGAACGAGTCGGAAACCTTCTTCCCGGACATGCCGCGGAAGAGCAGGTTCCGGGTCTCCACCGTGGCGCGGGCCGTGTTCCGGAAGCTCGCGAGCGAGACGCCCGAGGCCGCCTTCTCGAGCGTGGCCTTGAGTTCCTTCGCGCCGCGAACCTCGATGGCGATCACATTTCCTCCCGGGCGAACTCGGCCAGCCCGTCGCGAATGTCCTCGGGGAGCTTCAGGCTCGTGAAGCGGAGAAGCTGGTCGCGCATGTTGACCTCCACGCTCCGCCCGATCTCGTGCCGGTAGTCCTGCCAGAGCACCTGCACGCACCGCAGGCACAGGTGCTCGAGCCGGCGCCACGCCTGCTCGTGGGCCCGGTCCGAGACCGTGGGCGCCCGGTAGCCGGCGCGGAACTCGACCCGGATGAGGTCGCCCTGCGCCGGGAACTCGTCGCCCATGATGTAGATCCCCTCGCGCGGGCGCAGGCGCGCGTTCGTGAGCGAGAGCGCCCGGGTCGTGCCGTCCGTGTAGAGCACGGTCACCGCTTTGACTTCGGAGACCGGATACTCGGGCAGGAGGATCTCGCGTCCGCCGCCGTGGCGGAACTCGAGCGAGCCGTCCGCCGAGCCGAAGACCACGGACTGCGCGGCGAGCGCGGCCTTCGCAGCGATGGTGAGCTTGCAGGCCGTGGCGCTCGTGATCGACCGCACGCGCGCGCCCCACCGCAGGTTCCCGCCGGCGTGGAAGGCGTCCATTGCCACGCGCAGATCCACGTCGAAGGCCGCCCCGAGCGTCACGTCGACCGAGCCCTCGGCCATCGTGAGCCCGCTCTTCGTGACGTTCTCGCAGTACCACCGCTCGGCCAGCCGGCGCCGAGTGTGCGTTTCCATGAGCCCGGTCGCGAAGTCAATAGCCGACGAAAGCTCGAAGTCCTGCTCGGTCGCCGCGTGCTGCAAATAGGAGCGAGCGCGCTCGACCGTGGTGAGCGCGTTCGGCGAAAGCTGAAGCTCCACGGGCTCGGACATGGTGAGCGCGCCCCTCCCGGGCGATTAGTCGAGGTCGTCGTCTTCGGTGGCGGACTTCCGCGCCGCGGCATCGGCCGCCGCCTGCTTCTTCGCCCGCTTCTCGAGGCGGTCCTTCTGGCGCCGCTCCTTCGTCTCGAGGGCCTTGTTCATCTCGGCCTCGCTGGACTTGGCGAACTCGCTCGGGAAGTCCCGGAAAAGCTGCGCGAACTTCGCCTTCGAGACCTCGGTCACGTCCCCTTCGCTGAGGTTCAGGTAGGTCTCGCCGTCCATGCCGCGGTAGCACTCCGCGACGCACTTCACGAAGAATCTCTCGGGCTTGCCCGTGACCGTAGCAGGAGCGACCGGAGCCGCTCCCGCCGCCGGCGCGTCCGAGCTTGAAGGAGAGCCCGCCGGGTCCGAGCCTGCCGGGTCTTTCTTCTCGTCCGCCATCGTGTTTCCTCCCGTGCGAGGGTTCAGGGGTTCAGGTGCTTCAGCGGTTGTAGATCGAGGCCCGCTTTGCGATCAAGCGGTAGATCGAGCCGAGCGAGCCGGCCGTCGTGCTCTTCGTCAGGACGATGTTCGTCCCGTCGAGCGTCGTCACGCGCGCGAGCCCGAGCGCGCAGGGGTTCGCCCGAGGAAGAAGATGAACCTCCTCCGGCGCCTCCGGGAAGCCGTGCGGGATGTTCGCCGAGACCGTGTCCGCGTCCGCCGAGAACGTCACGTCCCAGATCTTCACGTTGCCGCGCGCGTTGTCGAGCGCGTTCACTTCAACGACCGTCACTGCCATTGCCGCTCTCCGTTCTCGAGCCTTGCGCGCGCGGCCGCGGGGGCGCCGCGCGCGCCGTGCTCGTGCTCGAGGTTAGAAGCTCGCGATGTTGCGGCCGAGGGAAACGAAGCGCTGCGTGCCGGCGTAGTTCACCGGCGCGAACGCCGCGCGGTAGGTGCCCATGACGAGGATCTGGTCCGTCTCGGCCTTCAGTTCGTCGTAGCGCTTGACCGTGGTCGCCCGGCGCTCGCCTCCCTGAAACGCCCGGCGGTTCGCGTAGAGCAGGATGGTCTTCGTGAGCGTCACGTTGTCCATGATGCCGTTCGCGTTCAGGTCTTCGCGGACGAACTGCGAGACCACGAAGGGCGAGCCGTACAGCAGGCCAAGCTGGCCCCGCGGGAACACGGCGCCGGCGCCGAGCTTGTCCTGCGTGAGCAGCATCGGCGTTCCGCCCGAGGTCTTGTCGTACAACGTCAGGAGCCGGATGAACGCCGAGTAGCCGCCGAGCCAGAGCCCGTCGTCCGGCATCTGCCCGTACTCCTTCAGGACGCCCTTCATCTGCGCGAGGATCTCGGCCGAGAGCACCGCGGCGTCGACCTCGAGGGACGCGCCCACGAGCTTCTGCACCTTGCGGAGCCCGTCCCACGCGAGCCGAACGTCGGTCGCGCCGGGAACGTCACCGGTGTCGATGGTGCCCGAAAGCTGGCCGTCCACGATGGCCTTCTCGCGGCCCCGCGCGATGGCGCGAGCGACGCGCGTGAGGATGTGCGGCGCCATGTCGATTGCCGCGTCCTCGGTGAGTTCCACCGAGGCCACCACGCGCGCGGCGAACTTCTTCGCCGTGAGCGTGAGCTTGCGCGTGCCGGCGATGCTCGCCGTCGGCTTCGCGCCGGCCGCCGCCGGATCGTCCAGACCTTCGGAGATCAGGTAGGCGATGGCGTCCGCGCCCTCGACCGGGTGCTCCCACACCTTGCTCGGCATGGTCGGCCACTCGAAGAAGCCGGCCAGCGCCAGTTCGGCGTAGATGAGCGTGTGAAGCTGCGAGGACAGGATGGTCGGAACCCACTCCGTGCCTTCGCCCGCGGTGGCCGTGTCCATCGCCGAGTCGCGCAGGGCCTCGGTGATGTTCTTCCAGTCCTGCCAGATCCGAAGCGTCCGGATCCGGCGCGCCCGCGGCATCATGGCGTACTGGCTCTCGGAGTCCGCCGAGAGCATGAGGTCGGCGATCAGGATCGCGTCGTTGATCGCCTGCGCCTCGAGCACCGCCGCCTTCGTGGCATCGTTCAGCCCACGCCGGCGGAGGAAGACCTGAAGCTGCGGCGTCAGGCTCTCCTTCGGCACGGCGCGCGCGGCGAACGAAAGCTCGTCCGGCGTGTTCGCCATGAGGTTGAAGTAGAGCGGGTCCATCCGGCGCGGCGGCTTCAGCCGGAGCGCGGCGGACCGCAGGTCGACCGTGCCGTCGGCGCCGTAGGTGCCGGGCAGGGTCAGGCGGTTCCGGTTGCGCGCCGCGTCCGCCTGCATGCGCTCGTCCAGCGTCTTGATGGCGCCGGTGAGCTTGATCATGGCCTCGCCGGCGAGCAGGCCGCGCTTCGCGAGGCGCGAGGCGACGTCGCGCATGTCGTGGATCGCCTTGATGGCGTCCTCGGGCTCCACGACCTGAAAGGCGCCGGGCTCGCGAATGCGGCCCTCCTCGCCCGGATCGTCGAACGTCGGCAGGTCGAGTACCGCAACGTCACCGCCGCCGCCGTTCGTGCGCGCGCGGAGGTCCGGCTTCTTGGCCGCACCGCCGCCGCCGCCCTCGCCGCCCTCGCCGCCGGCCTTCGCCGTCACGAGCCGACGCCCGCCGTGCATGAGCCGGTTCACGTCGGAGAAGTAATCCGCCTTCCGCTTCATCGCTTGCCTCCCCCGGCTCGACGCCGGCGTGTTTAGGCTCGAGAGCCGAGCGCACTCCCGAACCAATCGCGAACCGACGGACGCCGGTCGCCATTCTTACTCGCCGAGGGAGCGAGCCTTCGCCACTGGTCCCACGCCGTCCGGTCGGACTTCACTTCCCGGATCGCGTGGCCGAACTCGAAGCTGGCCGCCTGCTCCATCGACTCGCCGCCGAAGAGGCTCGTCCCGCGCTGGCCGCCCTTGAGCACGAACGAGGTCTCGATAACCTCGGTCACGCCGTCCATTTCGTACCACGCACGCCGGCCGTCGTACTCCTCGCCCGGGACGTGCGTGCAATCCTGCGAGCGCACGTCGTTCCCACACTCGGAGCAGAGCGCGCGCGTGAACTGCCAGTGAAGCGAGACCTCGCGCTCGTTCCCGGTCTCGATAGCTTCGGCGAGGTCCGCGGCGTAGCTGAGCTTGCGCGAGAAGTAGAAGAGCCCGCGCGCCCACGAAGCCTTGCCCATGTCGCGAAGCTCGCGCGCCTTGCCGCGCTCCTCGCCGGCGGACTCGTGCAGGAGCGTGTCCGCCTCGAACACGCGCGCGAGAGGCGGGCCGCCCATGACGTGCCCGCGAGCCATCGCCGAGCCCGGCCACACCTTCGCCACTTCCTTCAGGCCGCGCGTGGTGAAGCGGGAGTCGTAGTAGTCGATGACGTCGTTCGCGCCGTTCATGCCGTAGACGTGAACGTCCTCGAGCTTCAGGTCGCGCCGGCTCCACTTGTTGATCGCGCTCAGGCGCCCGGTGAGGCGTTCGCCCTCGAGGTCGGCAGGTTCGAGACGAACGAGGCGCCCCGTCGCGCCGGCGACCGGCGTGCGGAGCGCTCGAGAGAGCCACTCGTGGAGCTTCATCGGCTTTTCCCCCGGTGAGCTTCGAGGCTCTTCGCAGTTCCCGGGACGGCGCGGACGGGCCCGCCGCATCGTGGGCAGACCGCCTTGAGCGCAGAGGCCGAAACCTCGAACCGCTCACGGCACTTCGGGCAGGCTACTTCCCGAGTCTCAGTGGTGCCCGTTCGTCCCATTTCCCGCGAAGTATTCCTTCAGGCGATTACTCGACGCGGCGGGGCGAGGGCCCTTCTTCAGTCCTCGAGCGAGCCACCGCGCCGCCGGGCTCACGCGAGCATCTTCCTTCAGCACCGCGAGCATACCACAGCGGCAGTTTATGACGTTCCACGCGGAGCCGTGGTCCGGGTCGCCCGGGAAGTCGAGCGACTCGCCGGCCACGAGGAACGGTTCATCGAGGCCGCGAACCTGCCCGTCGACGTCCGCGTCCGCGTGCTCCGGCCGCGTGGCGTCGTCTTGGATCGTGACCCACTCCTTCCCCTCCACGATGCCGCTCTGGTCCCACGCCTCGGACGTGGCGAACTGGTAGGCCGGGTTCGTTTCGGTGCGGGCGATGGTCTGCGCGTTCGCGCGGCGGTCCTCGAACACGGAGCGGATGCGGGCCGTGATCTCGCTCAGGCCTTCCTGCTTCGCGAGGCCCTCGGAGATGCTCTCGCGCAGGGCGATCTTCGTGGTCTTGTTCACGTCCGCGAGCGCCCGGAGCGAGTGCTTCTCCACGAAGGTCGCCGCGTGCGCCGCGTTCAGGTCAAGGTCGAGCTTGATCCCAAGCTCGGCCAGAGCGTCCGCGCCGCGGGCCTCGATGAGCGCCTCGAGCGCGGAGCGGATCAGGGCGAGGTCGTCCGGGTCGTCTTCGGCGAGGTAGGTATCGAGGTCCAGCACGCGCACGCACTCGAGCCGGGCCTCACGCACGAGGCCCTCGAGTTCCTCCGGGCTCCACTGGCCGGCCGGCACCGTGGCCGCCTGCCCGTCCTCGAGCGCGCTCAGGATGCCGCGCTCCTGCCCGGTGAGGATGCGCCGCCAGAGCCGCTCGAACTTCCTCTCCCACTTGCTCAGGCCGGCGTCGTGCCGGGCCCGGGCCGCGGCGCGGGCCCGCTCGCGCGCGTCCGGGTCGCTTGCCGGCTCGGCTGCGCGCGCTTTCGCCTCGTCCTTCGGCTTCGGCTCGGACTTGTCCGCAGCCGGCTTGTCCTCGCCGGCGCCGGCGCCGCCCGGGGCCCCGGGTGCGATCTGCTTCGGCGGGAGGTCGAACTCTTTGCCCGGGAACGGCGGCAGGCCGTCCTCCTCGCGCGCCTCGTTCACACTCCAATACGGCACGCCGAGCGCCTCGCGGATTGCCTTCGCGCGCTCGAGGCGGACCTTCTGAAGCGCGAACACGCGCGAGAGGTCGAACTCGCACGAGAGGTCGGGCGAGATCCGGTGGAGCATCTTCGTCGTGATCGCCTTCGCGATTCGCAGCGCCCGCGGCTCGACGGCGTTCTCCCAGAAGAGCCGCTCGTCGGTGCCGGCGCCCGAGTCCCCGAGCGCGCCGCCTTCCTTCAGGCCCTTCATCCACGGCGGGATGCTGAAGACCTCGAAGACGTCCTGCTTCGTGAGCTTGTACGCGGCGATGAACTCGAGATCCTTGTGCGAGAGCATGGAGCTTTCCCGCTTCAGGCCGCGCGGAAGCACGATGGGCCGGCCGGCGTGCTCCGGGCCCCGGTAGCGCTGGCGAATCGAAAGCTCGAGGCGGTCGCGCTTCGTGGTGTCCGTGCTCTGCTGCTCGCTCGTGAAGTAGCCGGACGCCTCGCCGCCGCGCTCGAGGATTGAGAAGTTCCACCGCTGCGCGAGCCGCTGCGTTTTGTAGCTCAGGGACGCGGCGCCCATCGGCGACATGCCCTTGAGGCTCACGAAGGGCGACCAGTAGCGGAAGTGGATGATTTGCTCGGGCGCGATCTTGATCGTCTTCCCTGCCCACTTCACTTCATACCGCGCGACCGTGTTCCCGGGCCCGGCAATCGGCGTCGTCAGGTGCGCCGGGAGAACGGTCAGTTCGTCCACGATGCCCGTCGCCGGCGCGTCCATGAACAGGTAGGCGTTCCCGTCGAGGTCCAGCGACGCGCAGATCTGCTCGATGATCTCGAAGCCGCTCTCGTTGCGCCCGCCGACGCTCGGGTTCTGGAAGAGCCAGACCACGTTCCCGGGCTCGGGGTCAACCTCGACGCGCTTCTCGTTTTGCCCGAGGTAGAAGCGCAGCGGGAGCTTCGCGAGCGCGTTCTTCAGGAGGTCCACGCATCCGTACACGGTCGGGATCACCGAGACCGCCTTGTGCGGCGGCATCGACTCGTCTTCCATCATGAAAGGCGTGAACTCGGAGCCGGGCAGGATCAGGTCGGGCGAGGCGCGCCACTGGCGGCCGCGGTAGCTCACGAGGTCGTGCTGGCGCTCGCTCCTCATCGCTCGCTCGAGGTTCAGGAGGGCGGAGAGTTCCGGCGAGACGTCCGGCAGCTTCGCTTCAGGCGCCGCGCGCCCGTCCGTGAAGGAGAACAAGCGGGCGACACGTCCGAGCAAGCTCACCGGGCCTCCGTCAGTAAAGCATCTCCGACACGCGCAGGGACTCGAAGAGCATCCGGACCGCGTCGGGCCCGTCGTCGTCAACCTTGATCGGCTCTTCCTTCGTCCCCACGCCCTCGCGCGAGGGCATCTTCCAGCGGTAGCCGGGCATCGCCTCGACCGTGCTCGTGGGCTTTTGATTCTCCTCGAGGAACGGGTCCGGCTCTACGCGAGCGTCGCGCACGAAGCGCAGGCGAGGGAGGCCGTTCGCGTCCGGCTGCAATAGAGCGTACACGGTTTGAATCCCGGCCGTCACGTCCCGCTTCTCGGCCGGGTCCGTGCTGATGCCGTGCTTCTCGAGGAACTCGCGCTCGCCGCGGTCGTGGTCCGCCACCGAAAGCTCGAAGTCCAGCCGGCGCAAGCGGCGGTTGATCGCCTGAACCTCGGACGCCGTGTCGGCGCTCTGGGCCCGGTACTCCTCGGCGCGCAGGGCTCGAACCTCTTCGCGCTGAAGCTCGCGGATCTGCTCGGCGTGCTCGTCAATCGACCGGTGCGTTTGGTAGATCTCGCGGTAGAGCCAGTAGGCGCCGCCCGGGTCGCGCGCCCACCACTGACAGACGAACGGGTGCTCGAAGCCGAAGTCGATTGAGCGGTAGCGCGGCCACGAGAGCGGCGGGAAGCCGCCCGGCCAGTTCGCCGGCCGGTCAACGACGTGCAGTTCCTCGAGCCAGTTGTCGTAGATCTGGCCCTCGAAGGCGACCCACAGGCCGTCCACGAAGCGCAGGCGGTAGCGGCCGCGCATGTTCGCGAGCCTGATTTTGTAGTCCGTTGGCAGGTTCGAGTAGTTGTCGGCCTTGCCGCTCACGAAGGTCTGGCGGAGCAGGTAGCCGGCCGGGATCGTGGAGCCGCCCGGAAGCGTGATCGGCTCGCGCGTGCGGAACTCCCGGTGACCGCCGGCGGACACGAGGTCGGGGCGGAAGCGCTTGCAGATCCAGTGCGTCGGCGGCCCCGGGTTCACCGCGGCGCCCCACTGGCGGAACGGCACGCGGTTCAGGCGCAGGCGGCCCATGAGCCCGGGCTCGCCGGCCTCCTCCTCGGTGCATTCCTCGGCTTGGTCGATGAAGGCTCCACCGAACGCCGCCGAGAGCGCGCGGCCCGGATTGTCCAGCCCGACGCAGAGCAGTTCGGAGCCGTTGGGATAGAGCAGCGTCGCGCCCCCGGGCGCGTGCGCCTTCCATCCCCACGCCCGGTGCTCCTCGTCAATCACTTCCTCGAGCAGCACGCGCAGGGTCGTCGCCCACATGCTCGCCAGCGTTTTCCGCGCCAGCACCACGAGATTCCTCGGGAAGAGCCGGCACAGTAGGTCGGCCTTCTCGCAGAGCACGCGGCTCTTCCCCTTGCCGAAGCCCGAGGAGAGGAGGATCTCGAGCGCGCGCGAAGCGAAGAAGCGGGCCTGCGGCTCGGAGTTCGGGCGGAAGGTCCGCCGGCTCACGAACCGGCCGAGGCGCCGGCCTGCTCGTCCGCTGCGCCGATAGTGTCCGGCGTCGACGGGAGCCGATGCTCGGTGCCGTCCGGGTCAGTCCACGAGAGCAGGAAGACGGACTTCGCCGGCAGGCCCGGCGTCACGTTCTGCTCAGTCCGGATGGGCAGGCCGCACCGGTTCGCGATGTTCTCGGCGGCCCTGAGCCGGTGGTCGTGCGTGGCCGCGGCGTGCTTCCCCTCGACCAGTTCGATCCAGTAGTCCATGAGCAAACACAGTGCGCTCTCGCCCTTTTCACGGGCCTTCGCCTTGAGCTTCTGCTCCTCGTTCCACGCCGTTTTCGGTGGTCTACCGCCGAGCCTTCCATTCGCTCTGGCGCGCTCCGCCCGGGCGGCCTTCTCCTCCGGCGTGGGCTCCGGCCTCGGCTTCGTCACGCGGCCGCCGCCCGGCGCTTCTCGAGGGCCTTCCGGCCAGCCGGCGAGAGCGCGTAGCCGCGCCCGTAGCGCGAGCCGCCCGAGTCCACCACGGCGAGCCCGGCGTTGAAGAGCTTCCCGAGGTAGCCGCCGCCGGCGAGGTACATGCCGCCGCCTCGGTGCGAGCCGTTCGGCCCGCACTTGCACGCGCGCATCCAGCCGGGAGAGTCCGGCCAGAAGTGCCGGGCGAACTCGCGCGGCCGGACGCCGGGGTTCGCCTCGAGGATCTCGAGGGCGCGGAACTGGCGCGCGCTGAGCGTGGGCGGGAGCTTCACCATCCCCCCGGTCCGTTGCCTTCCGGCAGGTCCACGCCTTCGCCCGGCTCGGCGATGCCGAGGTCGGACTTCCACCGCGCGCAGATCTCGCGGACGCTCTCAGCGAAGGCCCGGAGGAACTCCGAGACCACCGGGCCGGCAAGGTGCTGGATCATGCGGGCCGAGCATCGGCGCTGCCAGCGGCGAGGGCCCCGGCTGCGCCGGCTCACGGCGTCCCCCGCCGGCGCCTGAGGTCCGCGGCCTGCGCGTCCAGCGCGGCGGCCTTCGCTTCGAGCGCGGCATCCTTCGCCGCCACCGCCTCGGCCAGCGACGTGTACACGTCCTGCGCGCCGGCGCTCGCGACCGAGCATCCCACGACGGCGAAGTCCTCCGCGCGGACGGTCCAGCACGGGGTCGATGCGTCGAGCTTCATCGCGGCGTCTCCTTCGTGTTCAGGGTGAGCCCGAGCGAGGCCGCGTGGTCGCGCAGTTCGTTCGCTCGGCGAGTGTAGCGGTCGATGCGCTCGGAGATCCCCGCGGCCGAGGCCGCGTGCGCCTCCTCCTCGGTCGTGAAGCAGTCCGAGACCTCGGCGAGTTCACGGGAGGCGACCACGCCGTCCTCGCGGACGAACCAAACGAGCAGGCCGGTCCCGATCCTCACTTCGAGCAGACCTCGACGGTCCCGAAGGGCGCCGTCGTTTCGTTCCACGGGTCCGGCCTCGAGCCGTGCTTCAGGCGCGCGCGCAGGTAGCCGGCCGAATCGTCCTTCGTGAACGTCCAGCAACCGTTGCGCGAGACCTCGAAGCTGGCGTTCCCTTCGCCGTAGCTCAGCGAGGAGCCGACGCGGCGCGTCCAGATCGTGTCGCTCTCAACCTCGACCCGCGTGGAGCAACCGGCGAGAAGCTCGAGAGCGCAGAGCCCGACCACCGCGAGGCGGAAGCCGGTCCAAAGCGTGTGCAGTTTCATGCGAGGGGTCTCCTTCGGCGAGCGGGGCCCGCGCCCATACGCGGGCCCCGTCGCAGTTATCGGTACTTGATCTTCAGCGCGCCCCACGTCGGGGCCCGGCGCATGAGCACTTGGTCGCCGGACGACATGGTGCAACCCGGGGTCACCGAGCAGGCCGCGAGGGCCTGCGCCAGCGTCATGCCCTTGAAGCGGTCGATCTTGGGCGCGGGGGCGCCTTCCACCTGCGGGAGCGTGTAGGTCAGCGGCCAGTCGTGCTGCCCGCCACCGCCGCCGCCTTCGCACGCATACTGTCCGCACGTCCTGACGCCGCCCTCTTCGATGGCGACGCAAAAGATTCCCTCCACGACGCCGCCGGAGCAGTACGAATCCGGCCCGCATCCGTGAGCGGAGCAGGCGAACGCGGGCCCGGCGAAGAGTCCGAGGCCGAGGACCGCGCCGAGGATGAGACCGAGCAGGAGCAGCGACACCTTCCCGAAGTGCTTCATGCTTCCCCCGTGCCGCGAGGACTCGAGCGCGCCGCCCGCGGCGTGCGCGCGCGCTCGTGCTACTTGGTCCGCACAGTGTACCGGACGGCCGGGTGCGCGCGGAGCCACGTTGCCTCGAAGACTTTCCGCTTCAGGATCGCGTAGTCGGTCCAGTGGCCCTTCGCCTCGATGATCTCCTCGAGCCCGTCCGGGTGCCAGACGTAGAAGTCCGCCGCGTACCACGTCACGCGGCGCGGCTCTCCCGGGTGCGACGCCGGCGCCGGCACTTCGATGTTCAGGCGAACCTGCGGCTTCCAGTCCAGCACGAGCCGGCGGCTCTTCAGGAAGTCCAGTTCGCGCGCGACCTTGCCCTCGAGCTTCGAGGCGTAGCGGCGCCCGTTGTAGAGGTCCGCCTTCGCGCCCTTCACGCGGCCGGCTCCGGGCCCGTGCGCTTCCTGCGCTTGGGCCCGAGCCACCAGCATTGCCGCGACGCCGCTCTTCACGCTGCTACTCGACTTCCTTCTGCGGCGCGCTGTCCTCGCCGTGCCCACCACGACCGCCGGGCACGTCCGCGGCGTTCACCGGTTCGACCGGCGCCGGCTCGAGCGTCCGCGCGTCGTAGGCCTCGAGGATGCCGAGGCCCGTCACCGTCGGCAGGGACATGCGCGAAGCGGCGCCAGCCACCACGAGGCAGTCGCTCACGGTCTGGCCGTCCGCGCGCAGCTTCTCCACGATCTCGAGCGCGCTCTGCTCGACGTTCTTCGCGTACTCCGCCTTCGGCGGGAACACGCCGTGCTGCCCGACTCCGTGGATGATGATCGTCCAGTTCCCCACGTTGCCCTTCCTTCCTGCCGCTCTCGCGGCGTCAGTCCACCTTCAGCAACCTACCGAGTGCCCAGAGGAACGCGGCGCCGACCAGCACGGCTGCGAGGAGCAGCACCGCCGGCGGAGCGTTCGCGAGCGCTTGCAGCGCCCTTTCCAGCGCGGCCAAGACTCCCTCCCTTCCTGTTCGAGTTCAACGACCACGTTTCGCCAGCCGGTCCCGCTTCGCGATGGCGCGCTCGAACTTCGAGACCTCGCGCTTCCACCGCCCGAAGAGCCGAGGCACGCGTCCCCGCTTCGCGCGCGTGGTCGCCGCCTTCTGAGCCCGGAGCCTGCGCTCGAGCCGTGCGGCCCGCTCGCGCAGGCGTTTCACTTCCTCCCGGGACGCCTCGAGCGCGACGGTCATGCTCTGGAAGTTCACCGCCATCTTCTCGCAGGCGTCCGCGATCCGCTGGAAGTTCCCGGCGTTGATCGTGCCGAGGCCGTTGTCGTAGGAGGTCCACTCCTGCCGGCCTTTCTCCCTGAGCGTGCTCACCGGCGCCGCCGCTTCGCGCCCATGAGCGCGCCGGCGATGAGCGCGTCCATGCCGTCGAGGTTCTCGCGCGTCCGCTTCCGCTTCGCCAGCCGGCCCACTCGCTCGAGGTCCGAACCGAACGCCCCGGGCGGGAGCGCGAGCACGCGGCCGCGCCCGCAGTAGCTCGCCGGCGCCGGCGCCGTCTCCTGCCGGTCCGAGAGCAGGCCGAGCACCGCGGGCGCCTTCTCCGCCGGCGGGATCGGGCACCGGTACTCCGCGTGCGGTCCAGCGCAAATCGAGCACCGCCTCGAGCCCGAGCCCTGAGCCACGAAACGAGGGTTCAGCGCGGTCGCGCCCCGGCGCTTCGGAGCCGGCTCCACCGAGAGCCGCTCGCCATCGTTGCGAACGTGCCGCTGGCCGCGGTTGTCGTAGCCGGGAACGGTCAGGCTCGGGGCCTTCCCGTTCAGGTACTCGAGTTCGCCCCGGACGCGCTGCGCGTACTCGTTCCAGCCCGGCGTCCTCGCCAGCCCGCGAGCCGGGGCGGATTCGTGGAGCTTTTGTCCAGAGCTTGTCACGCTGCGCTTCGCCATTTCTCCCTCCCTCACTGAAGGTCCGCGCGCTCGCGCGGCGTCAGGGTTCGCCGAGCCATCCGGTCGAACGTGTAGAAAACCTTCTCGCGTAGTCCGTGCAGCGCCGTGAGTTCGTCGTCCCGGATGAAGACCTCGAGGTTGCACAGTTCGCCACGCATGCCGGCTGCGCGATTGTCCACCGGGTCGCCCTCGAGGCTCTCCACGGGAACGACCAGCGCGAACGGGAACCGGTAGCTCGGCGGGACCATTGCGACGAACCGGTTCGGTTCCACGCCGTAGCAGAGCCATACGGTGCGCCATCCGGGCCCGGGCTTGGGCGGTTCTTCGAGGTTCACAGGAGAACCTCCTGAGCGAGCCGGCGCGCGGCGACCTCGCAGTAGCGCTCCTCGATCTCGACGCCGATAGCTCGGCGGCCGAGGGCCTTCGCGGCGACCAGCGTGGAGCCCGAGCCGCAGTACGGGTCGAGCGCGGTCCCGGGCGGGAGAAGCTCGAGGCACCAGCGCATGAGCGAGACGGGCTTCTGCGTGGGGTGGTGGAAGCCCTCGCCCGAGCGCGAGCTTCCCTGCCAGTTCTCCGCGTACTTCAGGACGCGGCCGAAGAGGTTCGTCCACGCGAGTTCAGCGTGCGAGTAGGTGAAGCCGTCCCGGATCCCGTCCGGCACCTTGTCCCACACGAGCCAGCCGGCCGAGTCCGGCAGGTTCGAGCGGTAGTTATTCGCGCCCCAGAGGATCGACGGCACGTCCAGCGCGAGCACGGGAGCCGGGTCGAACGGCGCGTCGTCGCCGCGCACGGTCTCGGCGCCCCAGAGCTTCGAGCCGTTCGAGCCGCGCAGCGGCTTGTAGCCGATGCCGTAGGGCGGGTCGGTCAGGACGGCGTCGCACTCGAGCAGCGGCAGGAGCGCGAGCGCGTCGCCGTGGTAGATCGTGACGCCGCCGGCGTCGTAGTACGGGGCCGGGAGGCTCAAAGCGGAAGCTCCTGCGCCGGGGCCTGACGCTCGCGGTCCCACCGGTGCCGGCTCAGGTCCGGAACGTAGTTCCTCGAGTCCGCCATCTCGCAGACCTTCGTCCACCGCTCCGGCATGGTGAGCCACGTCGGGCGGGACTGGCCGGCGAACACGACGGACGCCTGCGCCGAGTTCGCGAAGTAGACGCCCTGCCATGAAGCGTAGGTCACCGCGGTCGACCACGAGTCCAGAGCGGCGAGGAACGGGGCCTCGAGTTCCGGGTGCGCCCGGATGAGTTCCGCCGCCTCGCGCGGCGTGAGGAGATCCTCGCGCTTGCGGGCGATCAGGTAGCGGACGAACCGTGTCAGGTCGTTGTCGCCGAAGGCGTCCGGGTTCCACGTCCCGAACACGTCGAACCCGCCCGGGGGCCGCGGGCCCGACGCGCTCGAGGCGCCGCGCCGGCGCGCGACGTCCTGCCCGTCCTCGAGGCACTTCCGCAGGATGCCGGCGGAAGGGTAGCGGTCGCCCTGAAGCGCGAGGTCGACGCCGGCCTTCAGGCCCTCGAGGGTCAGGGCCCGGAACTCGAGCCAGAGAGCCTCGAGCCGGTTCCGGTGAAGCTCCGGCGCGCCGTAGCCGTCGGCCAGCCGCTTGAACTCGTTCGCGAAGTCCGACCTGTTCATTCGCCGTCCCCTTCCTTCGCCCACGCCTGCGCGCTCGAGCCCGTGGCGCCGGGACCGACTTCGTCCTGCCAGCGCTGGCGCCTGAGCCACTTCTTCGCGTCTGGGATGAACTCTCCGCCGTTCTTCTGCCACTCGCTCGAGGACTTCCAGCGCTCGAGCCCGGCCATGATCAGGTCGAAGAGCGGCCGGCCCTTCGGCTTCAGCCGGCCCCAGATCTCCCGGGCCTCGGCCTTCCCGGGCTTCCCACGGATGCCAGACGGCCACGCCGCCCAGAAGGAATCCCAGAGCGTTGCCCACGAGGCGTCGGACGTGAACGCGACGGGGTTCCCGTCACCTTCGAGCCCGAGCGCGAGCGAGGGGTTAGGATTCTGAACTTCTCTACCCTTCACTACACTACACTTCACTTGCATTGCGTCCGCATTGCCGGGCGCATCTTGTCCGCTCTGCCATCGTGCGTTAGCGGCTTCTCGCCCCGCCTTCGAGCGCTCAGCGAAGCGGCGCGCGGTAGCTCGAGCGGTTGCCACGAGCCCGGCTTGGATCAGCACGGGCCGGCCGTCCCGGGTGCCGGGCTTGAAGGCGCGGCGGACCGCCGGCGAGTAGGCGGCCCACTCCTCCGGCGAGCACCGGGCGAGGAAGCTCAGGATGCGGTCGTCGTCCGGAAGCACGCCGACCTCCGGCTGCGACCAGCACGCGCAGAAGAGCGCGGCGTAGGCGCCAAGCTCGGACGGGTCCATGCCCTGCACGGCTTCGTCGTTCAGGAAGCGGGCCGGCTCGAAGAGGAACGCCGGAGGGCGGTCCTCGCGAGCCATGTCAGGCTCCCGGGCCGGTCGCCTCGGGGGCGGCCGTGCCCGGGCTCGCTTCATCGACGCTCTTCCAGTACGCCTCGACCTCGCCGCGCAGGCCGAACGCCTCCGCGGCGTCCGACGCCATGATGCCGACGCGGCCGTAGAGGCTCTCGAGGAGGTCCATCGTCGCGAGGTCCGGGCGCCGGTAGTTCCCGGCCTCGAGCTTCTCGAGCCACTCCGCGAACTCGCGCAAGCGCTTCGCGTGCGCGCCGGGCTTGAACATGGAGCGGACGACCTCCTGCCGCTCCTCCGTGCTCAGCGCCGCGAACTTCGCGTGGGCCGCCACCACGGTCGCCGGGTGCGCGCCGTTCGGGACGATCATGTCGCGCGAGGTCTCAACGTGTTTCCCGTGCGTGCCGTTCGCCATTGCTCTTCCTCCGTGACGCCGCATGGAGCCCGGCCGAGTCGAGAAGGGAAGAGCACGCCGGCGAAAGCGTGTCGCGGTCCGTCGCGAACCTTCTCAAGATCTCGGCGCGGGCCCGCTGCGGCATTTCTCTTCGTTGGGCTCGCCGTTGCGCCTCTTCCGCGCAGGCCACGAACATTGCTCCGTCCGCGGCCGGTGTCAACGTCCTATTTCTTCAGGCCCTCCACGGCCGCGCCGCAGAGCACGAGCCAGTCGGAATGCGTCATGTTGACGAAGATCCGGATGCGCGCGTGGCTCACGCCGGGCGCCCGCATCGGGAGCGTCCGCTCGATGGCCGCGTCCACGTCCTCGAGCTTCTGCTTCTCGAACTTCACCGCCGAGCGCACCACCTTCTCACGTCCCACTGGACTTCCTCCCCTTCGGCTTGCTCGCCTCGAGCGCCTCGAGCGCCGCGACGAACCCGCCGCGAACGATCTGCCGCGCCTGCTCCTCGACTGTGCCGTCCGGCTTGCAGATCCCGCCGGCGAGCAGCGGGACCGAGAGCCGGCGGATCTCCGATAGCGGCAGGCCGGAGACTTGCGCCCACCGCTCGAGCCTCTTCGTGCTGCTCGCCTGCGCCGCCACCGCCCAGAGCGAGACGAGGCGCCGGTAGCTCGCCGCGTCCATGCCTTCCACGAGGAACAGGAAGCGCTCGAGGTTGTCGCCTTCAGGCCCCGGCACGGCTCGGGGTTCCTCCCGTGAACTTTGCCCACCGCGCGACGATTCGCGAGCAGTAGTTCGGGTCCAGTTCCATCGCGTAGCACCGGCGGTTGCGCTGCTCGGCCGCGATCAGCGTCGAGCCCGAGCCGGCGAACGGGTCGACCACGATCCCGCCGGGCGAGCACGAGTTCGTGATCGCGCGCGCCGGCACTTCGACCGGCTTCTGCGTCGGGTGAAACCTCTCGCCGCCGCGCTCGGTCGGGATCGACCAAACGTCCGAGCATTCCTCGGCGCCGCGGCCGCCGAACCAATGGTCCCCGGAGCCGGCACGGAAGCCGTAGTAGATAAGCTCGAAGCTCGAGTGGTAGCCCACGCGGCGGAGCACCGGCGGCCCGGACTTGTGCCACACGATCACGCGCGGCAGGTCGCGGAAGTATTGCTCGAAGAGCTTCGAGTAGAGCAGCATGTTCGACTGCCCGCCGCAGAGGTAGAGCCACGCCTTCGGCTTCGCGTACTCGTCCAGCTTCGCGAAGAGCAGCGGGATCAGCGTAAAGGAGATATCCCCGTGCAGCGCCGAGCCGCCGGCGCCCGTCACGTTCACGCCGTAGGGCGGGTCGGTGAACACGAGGTCGCCCCGCTCCTCGCCCATGAGCCGCGCGAGCGTGGCCTCGTCCGTCATGTCCCCGCAGAGCAGGCGATGGTCGCCGAGGAGCCAGAGGTCGCCGGCCTGAACGCGGAAGCGCTCGGCCTCCGCGCTCGTGGCGCCGGCGTCCTCCTTCACCTGCCCACGGCCGAGCCGCACGAGGATGCTCTGCGCCTCGTTCTCTTTGAAGCCGAGCCGCTCCCTGAGGTTCAGGCCGGCCGCCCGGTAGCGCTCGAACACGGGTCCGAGCCTCGCTTCGTTCCACGTTGCGCGCTCGGCCGAGCGGTTGTCGGCGATGGCGAAGCCTTCCTCGTCCTCGAGCTTGCCGTCGAACGTCACGCACGCGAGCTTCGTCCAGCCGAGCGAGAGCGCGGCGCGAACCGTGCCGTTGCCGGCGACGATCTTCCCGGCCGAGTTCACGACGACCGGCTTCTGCTGGCCGTAAGTCTTGAGCGAGTTCGCTATGTCGAGCAGGTTCGCGTCGTCGTGCTCGCGCGCGTTCTCCGGGTCGAGCGTCAGCGTGCCGAGGTCGCGCGCGAACGGCTCAAGCTCCTTCGCGATCCGGTAGGAGTCGCTCAAGGCGTGAACTCGGAGCGCGCGTGGCCGCGCTTCGCCGCGGCGCGCGGGGCGGCCGCCTCTTCGCTCGAGAGCAGTTCCTCGCGCACGATGCGCCGGTCGCGTGGCGCCTCGAGCCCGACCTTCACCTGCCCGCTGCGAATCTCGAGCACGGTAATCCGAATGTCGTCGCCAATCGTGATCGTTTCCCCGATCCGTCGGGTGAGCACAAGCATCGGTCCTCCTATGGACACGGTTCGCGCAGGCCGCGCAGCGCCCAGAATCCGAAGATCCCGCAGAGCGTCGCACGGTGCGCGCGTTGGACTTCCTCGAAGTGAACGGCGCGAGCGCCCGGGAGCGTGTCCCCGGTGTCGCGCTTCCAGCCTGCGAACGTTCCCACCTTCGCCCACCGGTCGAACGCCTTCACGCCGGCGATAGTCCAGACCGTGTCGGGCCCGGCCACCACGACGACGAAGTTCGACCAGCTTGAGCGGTTGCCGGCGCGGTCCACGGAGCGCAGGCGGTACTCCTCGCCGCCGGCGAGCCACGCGGCCGGCGCGTTCGAGAGCGACGCCCACGCGGAGTCGGGCGCCCCCGGAGCGTTCGGGACTGCCGGCCCGGACGCCACCGAGGGGCCGCCGTAGAGCGTTGCCGGAGCCCATGCGCCCCCGGGCACTCTACGTTCCGCTTGGTAGCTCGCGACCGGCTCCACGCCCACGCCCGCCACGCTATCACCGGGCGCGTGGAAGATCAGGGCGAAGAACACGGCCGCGAGCGTCATGCCTCTAGCCCTCCGCCTCGACCGGAACGACTTCTTCCTCATTGAGCCACTCGGCCGTGTGCTTCCCGTTCGTCGTGGCGTACTCGACCACGATGCGCGGCGTGCCGTGCAGGTACTCCGCGCGCGCCGCAACGACGCCGGCGATGCCGGTCGTCTTCATCTTCACCTTCTGCCCGAGCGAGATCATTCCTTCTCGTCCTCCCCTTCCGCTTCCGCGGGTTCGTCGCCGGCCTCTTCTTCGTCCGGCTCTCCCTCGCCGGCGTCTTCGGGTGCAGCCTCGCCGGCCGGCGCGCCTTCACCTTCGCCGGCCGCTTCGTCGTCCTCGTCGTCGTCCACGATCTTGTCGGGATCCTCGAGTTCCTCCTCGGCCGCCGTAGCCGGCGCCCCGGGCGGGAGCAGCTTCAGCGGCTCCTGAGGATGGACGCGGCCTTCACCGCGCACCGCGCCGCGGCCGGCCGCCTGCTCGCGCTCCTTCCCGTCGAGGTCCATCGTGGTCTGCCGCTTGTGGTCTTCGATCACCGAGAAGCGCGTGCCCTCCTCGGCCACCGCCGAGCGCAGCGCCGCCCGCGCGCTGCACACGGTATCCCATGCGTCGTGAACGACGGTGGTGCTCGCCGCCTCCATGAGCTTCAGGGCCGCCTGAAGCGCGCCCGTCGCGAGCTTCACCTGCTCGACCGAACGTTCCCACGCTTCGAGCGCCGACTTCGCCTCACTCGCCATCCGTGCCTCCCTCCGTGAGATGCTTCGCTTTCGCCTCGAACGCCTCGGCGAGCCCGGTCAGGACCGTGAAGCTCTCGACCGATTCGCCGAAGACCTTCTCTCGCGTCATTGCCGCCGCCTTCCTCCACGTCTCGCGCACGGCCGCGGCGATCCTGCCGTGCGTTTGCTTCTCCTTCGTGAGCGGCGGCCCGTCGAACGGCTCCCACACTCGCGCCGCTCTTCCGGACGTTCCGGTCCGCGTGCGGCCGGTATCGCGCGCGAGGCCCTCGAGCACGAGCCGCCGGACGCGCGTCGAGACCTGCCGGATGCCGATACGGGTTGCGTTCGCGATCTCCTCGTGCGTCAGGCCATAGTGCCCACGCGCGAGCATGAGCGCCCGAATCCTGACGATCTGACTCGCGGCGCCGGCGCGCGCGCGCGGGTCCATCGCCGCCTCGAGCGAGGTCGTCTCGTTCGAGAACGGGAGCCGGCCGGCGTCCTGAGGCGCGAGCGCCTTCACGAGAGCGTCTCAAGGCGCGAGCCGTTCACCGCGTCCGGCACGACGCGAAGGTGCGTCTCGGCCACTTCCCGGATCGCCCCGACGTGGCTCACGAAGAACACGCGCTCGAACTGCGCCGCCAGCCGGCGGAGCATCTGCTGGCCGTGGAGCAGGTTCCGCTCGTCAAAGGCGCCCCATCCTTCGTCGGCGACCCAATGGGACACCTTGACGCCGTGCGCCTCGGCCTGAACCTGCGAGAGCGCCGCCCGGAGCGCGTAGCCGAGCGCCACGCGCTCGAAGCCGGAAGCGGCCGCGAGTTCGTGGCCGCCGAAGCGGTTCAGGTAGCGGACGACCACGTCGGCCCGCTGCTCGCCGCTCTGCAAGTCCCGGACGGACTCGATGGCGACCCGGAGGTCCGAGCCTTCGCCGAGGAAGTGATTCGCCCGGGCCTCGAGCGCCGGCACCGCGCGCTCGAGCACGAGGAACGGCAGGCCGTCGCGGCCCACCGCCCGAACGTACAGGGCGAGCAGTTCCACTTCGCGCACCGCCGCGGCGTGCTCCGCCTTCGTGCGCACGATCTCACCGGCCACCTTCTCGGCCTGCTCGAGCGAGGCCCGCATCTGCGCGAGGCGCGCGCTCAGGAGTTCGTGGTCCTTCCGGGCCGTGGCCTCGTTCCCGGCCTCGGTCCGGACGGCCTCCCGGGCGGCCGCCGTGGCCGCCGCGCAGGCCTCGAGGTCCGGCGCCGGCATGGCCGCCAGTTCGGCCAGCGCCCGGTCCCGCTCGCCCTCCGCCTCGCCCGCCTGCGCCCGGAGCTTCTCGGCCGAGGCCTCGAGCGCCCGGGCCCGCTCCTCGCGCGCGGCCCCGGCCGCCTCGAGGCTCCGGAGCGCGTCCCGGAGGACTTCCATCGCCTTCGTCCGGTCCTCGAGTTCGAGCACGACGGTCGCAGAGGAGCGCGCCGCCTCCGTCGCCTCGCGCATCACGAGCGAGCAGCGGTCCACGCCGCGAGCCTCCATCTCGGAGGCCGCCGGGAGCGTGGCGTCGAGCGCCACGCGGACCTTCTCGGACGCCTCGAAGAGCGCGTCCCGGTGCGCCGCCTGCCCCTCGGCGAGCCGCTGTTCGGCCTCGACCACCTTGCCGTTCATGCTGGCCTCGAGCGCCTCGAGCGTGTCGCGCGCCTTCACGGCGCCGGCCACGAACGCGCAGCCGGCTTCGGCGCACTTCTCACCGAACGGCACGCGGCCGAGCAGCGCCGCGGACTCCTTCGCCGCATCGACCTGCGCTTTCGCCAGCGTGCGGATCGTGGCGACGTCCGCCTTGAGCTTCTCGAGCTTCGCCGCGCCGATCCGGATCTCGCTTCCTTCCTGAGCCCGGGCGAGCGCGAGCCGGGCGGCCGCCTCGGTGCGCTTGCGGTCCAGCGCCGCGACCTGCTCGGCGAGGCCGTGCTTCGCCTGATTGCAGAGCGCGACCAGACTGGCGTGCTCCACGCGCGCGTCGTCGCGGGCCTTGATCGTGGCGTCGAAGTCCACGAGCCCGGCCCGGAGCTTCTCCGCCTCCGCCGCGTCGTCCACGGGGCCTCGCTCGCTGGCCGCCCGGCGAGCCTCGCCGGCCGCCCGGAGCCTCAGGTCGGAGGCGCGTTCGTCCGCGGTCCGGCACCGCAGGTTGATCGCCTTCACCTGAGCAGCGACGCCCATGAGCCGGGTCTCCTCCTGCTGCGCCACCGCCTGCGCCTCCCGGAGCGCCGCGTGGGTTCGGGCGCAGTTCTCGAGCCCGATCCGGGCAAGCTCCGCGGTTGCCTCCACGCCGGCCACGTCGGCCCGCAGGGCCTCCGGGTCGCCCGCCACGGCCTCGAGCCCGCCGAGCTTGCCGAAGAGCCGCGTCACGAGAACGTCGGCCTCCCCGAGCTTCTCCCGGCCGATAGCCTCGCGGGCCTCGAAGGCGCCGATGTTCAGGGCCCGCTGCAGGAGCGTTTTCAGTTCCGCCGGCGAGAGCGAGAGCAGCCGGTCGACGTCCCCCTGCGAGGCGTAGCGCGTCGCGAGGTACAGGTCGAGCGGGCCCACGAGAAGCTCGAGGAACGCCTGCGTCTCCGTGGCCGTGCCCTTGTCCGCCGGCTTCCACTCGCCGAAGGGCGACATGTTCCCGAACTCGTTCACCGGATTGTGCAGCTTCGCGAGGCTCAGTTCCGCCACGCCGACGCCGCCCTTGCGAATCCGGATCGACCGCGAAACCTTCCAGCGCTCGCCATCGCTCACGAACTCCGCCGTCACGTTCGCGCGGTCCTCGCCCTTCCGCACGAGTTCCGAGAGCGTCTGCCGGCCGCGCAGCGTGCGGCCCCAGAGCGCGAAGGCCTCGGCCTCCATGAGATTGCTTTTGCCGCTCGCGTTCTCGCCCTCCACCGCCACGAGCGAGCCGCAGTCCGCAAGCTCGACGCGCGTGGGCGCCGCGCGGAAGCTCTTCCAGTTCGAGACCTCGAGCGAGAGCAGCCGGTACTCCGCGGCGTTCGTGCTCGAGTGCGCCTCGAACGGCAGGAGCGACTCGAGCCCGGCGGCCTTCGCCTTCAGGGCCTCGAGGTTCGCGGCGACCTCCGGGACGCGCGCGGCCCAGACGTCGAGGAGCGCATTCAGGTCGCCCTCGAGCTTCACGCGCTCGGAGAGCGGGACCGTCAGGTCGTCCGAGAGCCGCTCGAGCACCACGCGCACCTTCGCGGCGCCGGCATCGCGCGCCGCCTTCTCGAGCAGTTCGCGCACGCGCGCGCCCTCCTCGTTCCGGCCCACGGTCGCCAGCACGCGCACGGACACGCCGGCGAGACCGGTCGTGCGAAGGACGCCCGGGCACTTCGCCGCGAACGCCTCGAGCCGCGGGTCGACCGTGATCAGGCTCACTTCGCCCGTGAGGATGATCCCGCCCTCGGAGTCGAACGGCCCGTGAAGCGTCAGCGGGTCGACCTCCTGCCGCGCGATGCCGGCCTCGCGAATGTCCACGGTCAGGAGCCGCTCCGCCGGCTCGAGTTCCACGAAGGTTTCCGCCTCGATCAGCGCTGGATCTTCCGGGAAGGTCCAGAGGATGTAGCCGTGCGCGTAGTTCTCCTCGGAGAACGAAAGCGGCGCCGGGCTCCCGCAGTAGGTCGCGAGCGGCAGGCCGTCCGCGCACGGGATCGTCTGGTAGCGGTGGATGTGCCCGCAGAGCACGCGCGCGAAGCCGGCGGGAATGTCCGAGGGCTTCAGGAGCGCGTCGATCTCGGTCGCCATGATGCTCTCGGTCCCGGCCTTCGCGCCTTCGACCGTGCCGTGGAACGCGAGGATGGCGCCGGGCCCGGACGCGAGCGCGAGGCCGCGCACGATCTCGAGCAGAGCGGCCTGCACCGCTTCGTTCGTCGGCAGGCCCGAGCCCTCGCGCGCCGCGGCCAGCCGGAGCTTTGAAGGGTACGGGAGGCACGCCACGTCGCGCAGGCCCGGGATGCGAACGACCTCGGGCCGTTCGATCACGAAGAGCCGGCCCGGTGCGGCGCCGCTTTCGCGCAGCGCGCCGGAGAGCATCCCGGCGCGGCCCTCTTCGTAGGTGAGGTCGTGATTCCCCTCGACCACGATGGTCGGCGCGATCTCGGCGAGCGCGTCGTGGAACTGGCGAAGCCTGAACGCGACCCACGGCGCAAGGTGGCCGCGCCGCATCGTGAGGTCGCCAACGTTCAGGATCAGGTCCGGCCGCTCACGCTTCGCGGCCTCGAGAAGCTGCTCCATCGCCCGCTCAGAGTTCGGCGTCGTGGAGTCGTCCAAGTGCAGGTCGGCAAAGTGAAGCACGCGCATTTTCTCTTCTCCTCTTCCAGTGAGCGGGGCCGGCGCGAGGCCGGCCCCAATCCGGTTAGCTTTCCGAGTTCGCCAGTTCGTTGAGCAGGTCGTAGGCCTTCCGCATGTCGCCGCCGCTCGCCGTCAGGATGCGCGAGCGCTCGGCGAGGTCGAGGCCCACCGCGTCGAAGCCCTCGAAGACGCGGCGCGTGAAGTCCTCGGCCGGAACCTCGGGCTCCGCCGCGGCCGCGGCCTCCGATCCGGCCGTCAGGGCCGCCGGCCCCGGGTCGTCACCGTGGATGACTTCCGCCTCGCCGTGCGGCGCCTTCGTCCGCTCGCCGAGCCCGATCCCGTAGAGCGCCATCGTTGCGGCGTCCGCGCGCTCGAGGAGGAAGCGCTTCACCACCGGGTCGCTCGCGTCCGGGCGGAAGTCCACGCGCAGGATCACCTTCGGCTTCGCGATCTGCTCGCGGGTTTGCGCGCCCTTGATCCCGAGAAGCTCCCGGATAACTGCGGTAATCGCGCCGGCCTCGGTGCGCCGGAGCAAGTGCTTCCGGAACGCCGTCATCTCCGCTGCGTGGTCCTGCTTCATCTGCGGCTCGGTCTTCTTCTTCTTCGCGTCCGCCTTGTCGTTGCGCGCGACGCGGTTCCTCCACGCCTCCGCCGCGACGTCCTCCATGTCGAACGCCTTCGTCGCCGAGCGGAAGATCGACTGGCCGCTCTCGTTCTTCATCCCGCCGACGGCCTTCACTTCGCAGTAGTCCCTGTTCGTGCCGCGGTCCACGCGCTGAGTGTTGATCGAGATCCCCGCGGCGCCGGCCATCTTCGAGAGCGCCGGCTTCGAGTAGGCGAAGAGATCGACCCACGCCCCGTTCTCCTGCCGGCTCCCGACCTTGAACACTTCGCCGTCGAGCACGTTCGGCGAAACGTGAACGAGCGAGATCGAAGGGACGTGCCCGAAGCCGAGGGTCGAGTTCACCGGCAGGGCCGGGAGAAGAAGCTCGAAGCGGCTCGGATCTGCGAACGGGCCCACGACCGGCAGGGCCCACTCGGGAAGCTCCCGCGCCTTCTCGAGCGCGGTCGACTGCTGCTGCTGCTGCGTCATCTGCTCCTCCGTGACTGAGGGTTCCATGTGCCCGAGGGCTCGGGCGCGGGGCGATACTAGCATCGCTTCGGCAGGTTACCGACTCTTCTTTCGTCCCTTCTCGCGCGCGAGCTTCGAGCGCAGGTTGATGCGCGCCTCCACCGCGGCGGTCTCCTCGAGGAGCCACGCGAGCCGGCACCGGTCGAAGAGTTCCTCGAGGGCCTCCGGCGTCTTGCCGTAGAGGGCGGAGATGGTCAGGAGCGAGCGAGCGCCGAGCGACTTCTCGCCGCGCTCCCAACCGCTAAGGTTGCCGGCGCTCAGGGCCGCGGCTTCGGCGACCGCCTTCAGCGTCGGCTGCGGCGGGAGGTTCGGGCTCTTCAGGCTCAGGCGGAGAAGCTGCAGCGTCGTTGCCTTCATCGGTTCTCCTTCAGGGTTTCGGGTCGGGTTTCGGGTCGGGTTTCGTTTCGGTAGATGAGCAGCACGGACGGGAACGGCGCGGAGTTCTTCGCCTCGCCGAACTTGAGCCGCCCGCGCAGGAAGCGGATCTCGGTGGCCTTCAATGCGTGCTCGTGCCACCAGCGCGTGTCCGTCCGCGCCGGGAGCAGGAACACGGCGAGCGCGGCCTCGGGCGCCTCGAGCAGCGCCCCCGGCGTCGCCCAATGGGCGGAGGCCGAGGAGAAGAACACGTCCGAGAACGCCGGGCTCACAGGAGTTCGCCCCGCTCGAAGTAGCCGGCGGCCACTTGGAGCGCCTCGGCCGCTTCACGCACCGAGGCCGCCGTCGGGAAGAGCAGGAGCCTCGGGCCGCAGTCCACCGCGCCCGGGCCCGAGGTCCGCACGTTCACGATCACGGCCGGCGGCCCTTCGTTCGGCACGAGCACGCGCAGGAACGGGCCCGGCTCCTCGAGCGCGATCTCGAGCGTGCGCGTCACGGTTTCGGTCTTCTTCATCCCTTCCGCCTTTCGTCCTGCTCGGCGTCGTGAAGCCCGAGCGCGTACGTGATCTCTTCGTCCAGTTCGCGGGCCTTCTCGAGGACGCGGCGGAGCGCGTGGTACTGCGCGCCCCGGTGCGTGAAGAACTTCCCGCGCTCCTCGTCTTGGATCCATTGCAGGTTCTCCGCCTCGCGCTCGAGCGGGGCCTTCGCGAGCGCTCCCTTGCGGGCGAGCGCCACGAGCGAGCGGACCGCGGCCGGCCTCACGACCGCACCGTCTGGCCGCCGTGGGCGCGGATCGTGTCGCCGGCCTCGGCGATGAAACGGAGCAGGCCGGCGCGCGAGTGGCCGTGGCCCTGCCCGGCCGGAAGGTGAAGCTCGAAGTGGTGCGCCCACTCGACGCCCTCGCGCGCCACGTCGAGGAGCGAGAGCCGCGTCGCCTGCGGCTTCACGCCGAAGGAGCGCTGCACCGCGGCGCGGGCCTGAGCGAGCGCCCGCGTGTAAGCCTCCGGCACCGCGTCCGCGCTGCTCCACGTCGCCGTCGCCATGCAAAGCTGAAGGGCCGCGAAGAGCGCGTCGCGCTGCGCGGCGAGTTCCTTCACGGCCGCGACGCCCATGCCGACCGTCGCGTCGTGCGAGCGGCGCGTGGCGTCCAGTTCCGCGAACGTGCGGCCGAGCGTGCCCTGCTCCGTCGAGATCGCGCGGTTCCGCGCCTCTTCGTCCGCCGTCATGGTGAGCGGGCGGACCGGCGCCGCGGGCGCCTCGGCCCGCGGCAGGCCGCCGGAAAGCTCGGCCGGGATCTCGGCGCCGGCGTTCGCCGCCGTGTAGCGCGCCTCGGCCTCGAGCAGCGCCGCGTCGAAGGCCGCCTCGTAGGCCGCGCGCTCGCGCGCGTCCTGCGCCTCGAGCTTCGCGAGGAGCGTCTGGCCGGCCGCGAGGGCGCGGCCTTCGGACTTGCAGAAGCCGGTGGACTGCGCCCGCGCCCGGCCGTTCGGAGCCGTCCACTCCACGCGCGCGCAGAAGGGCTTCACGTTGCCGCACCACGCCTGAACCTCAACCGTGAACTTCGCCGCGCCCTTCGCCGTGCTCTTCGTCATTTTCTCGTCTCCTTCTTCGAGGTTTCGCCGCCGGGCCCTTCCCTGCGACACGAGTAATCTAGAGGTTTCCGCCCACGGGCGCAAGGGTATTTTTCGGCTTTTTTCGACCTTTCTAGAAGTGCGGGCGCCGCAACGATTTAGCGGCGCCCGCCTCCCGGGGCCGCCTACTCCTGAAGGCCCTTCCGGATCTGGTAGAGGGCCGCCGCGTGCTTCGAGACCGCCACGCACTCGGCCTCGAGGTCCAGTTCTTCGAGCAGGTTCGAGGCGTAGAAGAGCGCCTGCGCCGCGGTCGCGAACGCCGAGTCGATGTTCGCGAGCGCCTCCGCCCGCGTGCTCGGCTCCTCGCCGCGGGCGAGCGCGTCCAGCGCCTCCGACTTCGCGTGCGTCCGGCGCGCGCCGGCGCGCAGGAGCAGCGCGTCCGAGAAGTGCCCGTCGCGCTTCGCGTCCTCGGCCGCGAGGTACTGCTCGTGCGCGAACTTCTCGAGCCGCTCGACCTCCGCGAGCAGGGCCTCGATGTGCGCCGCCTCGACCTCGGCCTCGTTCGCCAGCCCGAGCGCCCGGCGGTTCGCCATCGTCTCGGCCTCGCCGCGGAGCGAGAGGGCCGTGCTCACCTTCCCGCCCTTCGTGTGCTCGTTCGCGTCCACGGCGAGCGCCGCGGCGTGCAGCGGCGCGAGCGCGAGCGCGATGCCGGCCTGCCAGAGTTCGCGCTCGAGGTTGTCGGAGCGCCGCGGCCACACCGGCATCCGGGCGACCTTGCGCTGCGCGTAGTCCAGCGTCGTGTCGAGGAAGCCGTCGCCGCCCGTGCCGAGGCCTTCGACCCGGACGATCACGGTCTCGAGCGTGCGCGCGCGCTCGGCCTCGAGCCACTTCGCGGCCTCGGCCTCGGCCTTGAGGCTCTCGCAGGTCGCGAGGGCCTCAGGCGTGAACACGAACTGGACGACCCGGTCGGCGTAGCGCGTGCCCTCGTTCACGATCACCGCGGCGTGGATCCGGAAGAGGCCCTTCGCCTGAAGGCTCACCATGAGGGCGCCGGCCGCCTTCGCGTTGATCCCGTCCTTCGCCAGCGCTTCCACCACGTCGCCCACGATGCCGAAGTCGTGGCCGTTGCCGTCGCTCGAGCAGTACGCCGCCGCGAGGGCCTTCGCTTCGAGGTTCGTCAGGTTCAGCTTCGCCGAGTTCTTCATTTTGTCCGCTCCTTCTTTCGAGTCCTGCCGCCGGGCCCTTCCCTGCGACGACCAAAATGTAGCATCCGGCCCGCGAACCGTGCAAGGGTATTTTTCGACTATTTTCGCCGATTCTCTACCGCGGCCCAGAGCAACGGGTTACAGGCGCCTGCGCCAGCCTCGAGCCGTTCCCGTCACG